GTTTACTGCCAGTAAACTTAGAGCTTCCTTCTGCTCTGCATTTGGCTCGTTGTGGATGCCCGTCTTTGTGACGCACAGTTCTTTGAGGGTGAAGTTCTTTGTCATAATGTTTCTTTCAAGTACCAAATTTGTAGCATTATGTTACTTTTAAGTCACTTTGCTTTGGGTGGGGTGGGTTTGTCCTTTGCGTCCTTGCTCATCATCAAAGCGAAGCCGCCCATTAAGAAGGCACTGTACTCGGCGAGTGTTGCTTTCTCAAACCATACCAGTACCATACCAAGAGCCATCAGTATCAAGCCGATGGTCGTGGTCTTTGGGTTACGGAAGATCCTATCAATCATTCTTGATATCTCTATTCCAACGCCATAACGTGTACACAAACGAGGTCAGCATTACTACCATCCCTGCTATCTGGTGTACCTCCGCTATTGTTAATCCACCTACCGCTAAACTCCAAGACGTCGCTACTGCGCTTGTACTATCGTGTTTCATATTTCGAATGGTGGTTGGCAGTATTCGGGATTCGCTACGCAAAACGCTTGGGCGTATTCGGTATCCAAGGTGTACCCAAAAGAGTTTACTCCTACTGGGTTAGGCCATACCAACGCAGCATCGTAAGCGGCAAGAGCCGTATCCTGCCAAACAATATCTACGGCATATAACGGGTCGGTTACTTCGCATACGGGCATACCTTCCGCATTGGTTCCCCATTGCGTACATAGGTGGCCGATTTCTACTACGCAGGAAACGAGGTCTTGGTTCCAGGTTAGTTCTGTTCCTTCGGGTGTTGTTACTTCTACTTGTATTGCTGCTTTGGCTGTTGCCCAGTCAGCAAATTGGTATTTACGGAATATCATAGTTTTACAAAATTAAGACCCTCCCACTTGAACTTTGTTATGGGTTTGTCGTGTTTATAGTTTGCATATACTGCTTGTTTCTGAACATCAAAGCGTTCTGCCACCTCCCAAATCTTACCAATAAAGCCAGTTGTAAGTTCCTTGATTAAAATAGCTTTATCTTTTCTTGACTTAACACCATTCAATATTGCTTCATCAGTTGGCCTATATCCAACTTTTGATTCTTTAACCCTTTGGCAAAAGTGTTCGCTTCGTTTCTTGCCAAGCCATTTGCCCTTTTGAGCTTCGCTCATCCTTGCTCTTGATTCGTCGGTGTGTGTGGATATAAACCCATCGCCGCCCAAAGTTTTGTTGCAAAGATTTTCAATCCCTATTTCTTGAATTAAGAACTGCTCTAACTCACAAGCATCTTCTCTTGAAATATCAGAAGCAACAATCTGAACATTACGCCCATACTTGTTATAGGCATTTGTCCAGTGTGCATTTCTGCCAGTGCAGTGATAAGCCCTTTTTTTATTATTGCCGATTCCGACATAAAAAATAGAACCATCCACGGGTTTCCTATGTAGGTACACTATTGCCATATCACAAAGTAGTCAACTCCTGCATCTCGGCGTTGGTTAGACGGGTCTTAAATAGTAGGGCTTGGTTATTAGTGTTGGTTTCGGTACCTACCTGAAGGCTAAAAATATCAATAGTAGTTGGCGTAAAGGTTGTAGTGTTGGTAGTTCCAACTTGTACGCCATTAACAAAAAACGCAGAATTTCCCGACTTGTAAGCAAGCGCACATTTGTAGCGTCCGTTTGGCTTTGCAACAGTAAAAGCAAAACCGCCCACACCTTGTACTTGTCCAGTAATTGAGCCAGTTGTTTGTTGGTTTATGTAGATATAGGTGGTAAATGCTGCTTGGTATATGATTCCATAATTGGCGTTAACTCCAGAAACAAAGTCAAAGTCCAAAAACAAAGTCCCCTCCGTCTGCCCAATTAGCGAGCTGATGCCCGTCTTACTTGCTGCGTCTGCCCCACGGGTTGCGGATGCTGAAAGGGTTGGAATGTACGAGGTGGCGTAGGCACCAATTTCGTGCTGAAATCCGTAAAACAAAACGTCATCTGCTCCCGTAGTGGCAACTGAAATTCCAGCCGTTACCGCAGAAAAAGTAAAGGTAAAAGTAAAGCGTTGCCATTCGCCCGTAGCGGTTTGGTCGCTTGATAATAAGGTAGCGCCATTGGCAAAGAATCTAAATTTTGCACTTGTTCCGCTTGTCGCTTTTGCGTAAACGCTTAATGTGTTTGAACCAGCAGAACCCAAACCGCTTTGAAATAACAATGCGCCAGCAGCAAGTTGTGCCCTATCGGCATTTTGATATCCATCGGGGCTAATTGCAGTATTTGCAGTAATCGTGGTGTTTGTCTTTGTCCACGCAGCATTGTCAAACGACTCCGAGAACGTGACCAAATTTTGGCGCTGAGGTTCCAGCAACAAACGAGGACAAGAACTACCTAAATAGTCCAGGCGGGGTACGTTAGCAACTGGGCCAACACTTACCGCTGCGGTGGTGGTGGGTATGTAGTCTGTTGCGATGTCGCCTACTTCGAGTTGACCTCCCCATAAAAATAGTCCGCTTGTCCCGTTACCAGTATAGTAGGTATTAATTCCCGAATCTATAAATAGTAATTGAACTGCTCCAGCAGCATCGCCAGCAACTAAATTTTGAGAAACAGAACACCTATACCAACCATTGCCTTCGTCTACAATAGTTGAAAAGCCTCCGCTAATGTTTTGCACAACGGTGCCAGTTGAAACATCAAAATATGCAAAAAGCTGCGCAGCAGTCATACTTCCATAGCTTGAGTTTGCAAAACCGATGCGGCAGCGAGTTCTGCTATTTGCTTTAACTGATATACTAATAGTGTTTAGTCCAGATGAAATGGCTAAAACTTGCGATACTCCGTGTTCGGCAAGGGCTGCGCTTTCAATGTTACTATCTGCGGTTGCTGTTCCATCGGGTGCTGCGGTGGCATTTGCCGTTATGGTAGAGCCAATTTTTCCCCAACTTGCATTATCAAAGGTTTGGCTTTGCAAAACCAAGTTAGTCCGCACCTTCTCAATAAGCCCCGCAGAATTTACACGAGTAGCCGTATCCCCTGTACGGGTGAACGCTAAATCCCCGCTGCCGTCTGTTGGCTTCTCGGCATATACCTTGCTTGTCTTGTATCCGCTGGGAATTACTACCAGAGAACTATCGTCGTAGAATGAACTCATCAGTTAAAATTTAAGGCGTCAATTGCATTTACCAAACACTCATATCCTTCGGTGGTTCCGCTATCGGCGGCTACACGAGCAACATACGCATCCGCATACGTGTAAGCATTATTGAAGCAAGTAGGTACGTCACCTATTGCCCGTGTATTGTAGTCCTCGTCTCCCCAATTTGTAGAGCAGTAGATATTACCCCAACCGATGCTATTTGCCATTTTCCAGGTACTTTTTTAATTTAATTAGATTCTCGGTTTTTACTTTATAGAACCCACGAGGCCGGGCGGGAATCTCGGTCTGGATAGATGTCTTCGTTGACGTTGGCATTGTACTCCGGGAATAAAGATTGGTTAAAAGACATATAGTCGATAAAACGCTCGGTGTAGTATTTCGCTATCGTGCGTTCCTTTTCTACTAAATAATCAATTTCGATTTTATCTACGTTTGTTGCGTTCTCGCTCGTATGCTTGTACACACCCCCGTTAGCAACCGTGTAAGCGGCAAACGGCAAGTATTCCACCATTGCAAAGTGAATAAGCATTGGCTGGATATAGTCAGTTACAAGGGATAGGTAATTACCCGCAAGCGTGTTAGCGATAATATCCGAGGAAATCTTATCGTACAACTTTGTACCCGTGTAATTCTGGACGTGAATTTCTTGGGCAATTTTAATAAATTGGATAAATTTATCCGTATCGACGTTGCCGGAAATAACCGTATTGCGTACAATATCCTCACGCTTGATAAAAAGAGCCGTGGCCATTATTTACGAGGTTTTAAGAATCCTTCATTGGGCATATCCACGGGACGCTTTGCAACCTTTTCGTTGTTCGTCTCTGGCTTTACGCCTGCCTTACGTGCTTGGTTTACCGATACGTCGGCATTCGGGTTTTTAGCGTCTGGAGTTACGCCCTCCACCTTTGCCAGGTAGGTCTTACGCATCCAGAAGTGATGGCACCGTGCGCCTCCTTTGTATAACCAAATATCGTATGTTGACGCTCCGTTAGGCCCGAATCCAGCGTTAACCTCCTGCTTACGCATCCGTAGAATATCCTCCTTGCGGTAGACCTTCTTTGCGTTTACCATCAGCTTACAGAATTGGCGGCTATTGGCCTTAGTGCTTCCGGGAGCGTAGGAATAACGAATCTTGTACTTGCGTCCGTCTTTGGTTTCGCCGTCTTGCTCACTCTTAGCGTTTGGGAACGCCTCCCCGGTCTTTGCAAATTGCAGAATAGAATCTAAATACTCCTCCTGCTCATAGTCAACGGCACGCTCGTCTACTAATTCCCAGTTATCCAAGTCCTCGTCTTCGCCGAAACCGTTTAGCGTTTCAAACATTTCGTTTAGAACTTCGTCGCTAACGTCGGCAGACATTGCGATACCGCTATCCTCTACCCCGGTAGATTCTTCCACCACCTCGGAAGGTGCAACAATTTCCTCCTTAAACTCCAACGGCTGTAACGTCTTAAAATAGATGTTTAAGGCCGCCCCGTTAAAAGATAGCACTTGGTCTATTGCATCGAGAATAATCTCCTGTAATGGTCTAATAACCACGTTATCGAACAAGATAGAAGCCGTCTTTAACTCGTCGGCGTTATTACCCAGTCCGCTGCTATCCTTAATGCCTAAAAGCATCGGGGACGTCACCCGGTGGCCAACCATAATCTTTTGCGTACACTCCGAGGAAAGGAACTGATATTGCTCGCTTGCGTCGGATAATTGTACGGGTTCGATTGTTGCCGCAAGTTCCTTGTTGTCGTTGAAAGCCAAGATAAAACGGCCAGCATTCGAGCTACCAGAAAACTTATCCGCAATACGTGCCTCAATTAAGGTTTGCTCGTCCTCGGTAGGGGTTCCGTTATTAAAGTTAATCAGCATAGACGGAGCCAGCCCGTTCTTAATGTTGCTGATATGGTAA